CTCGAACAACGCCGTAGGCACAGCCGGTCTATCCACCAGACTGATTTCATGCGGGTCAGCGGTATAGCGGGTCTTACCCAAACCGGGGTCAATCCAGCGATTGGCATAATCACCACCAATTGAAAATCCGGTGTAAACGCCCTTCAAGACCTTTTGCCACTCGTTGTCGTCAACTACCTCTGTGCCAATATCAATGGCTTTCTCGGTATCATTGAAGTCAATGGCAATCAATTTGCCTGCGGCAATGGGTTGGTGCATGGCACGCAGATTGCCCTTGCTCTTGCCGCGACTATCCTTTTCCACGGACGCCGACCATTTGCGAAATTTGGGGGCAGACGATTCATAATCAAATATCTCATCATGCCCATCAAGGATTTCTTGTGTGGCACGACCCCAAACCTGACGCTTTTGTTCGTCAACTTTGACCAACGGGATAAAAAATGAAAGGTGATTGTTTGCCATCATGACTCCTTTTCTTCTTCCTTCCAACTTTCGGGTAGGGCATCTTCAAAACCTTTGCGGCGGGCAATTGCCTTCAACCGGCTTTTGAAATCCTCAAACGACTTGCCGCCTTTGTAGCGACCCCAAACACTGACCGCATCTTCAACATCGCCACGCGTCTTGATTGGAAATTTACGCTCATCAGGGAAAACAAAATCCGAATCTTTCAATTCGTCGCGCGGCACACCGCCGTATTCTTCTGCCTTGGTCAACGGTTGCAGATTTATCCATAAAGAACCATCTTCGGCTTGTTGAATAATACGTGTGTCTGCCATTGTTTATTCCTTGTAGTTCTTGATACCTTCTTTGAAACCGGCTTCCATGTACTGCAAAATTTCTTCCTTCTTCTGATAAGGCGTCCAGCCTACCCACCTGGGAGTGCCATACAGCAAATAGGGCAGGTAAAAGGTCGAACCAAACATCATGGTCATACTGCTACCGGTCTCATAAATCTTGAAATTGGCTTTGTTTGCCAATGTGCCTGTCCGTATATATGTGGACATGGGCGGCTGAGGCGGATAATTGGCACGCTGTAACCGTTGACGGAACTGCAAGCCTGCCAAATCCAAGCCCGCCCGCCAACGCATGTTGGGATTTTTTAGCCAGTTGGCTCTGTTGACCGTGAACTCAATTTTGAACATAAACAAAAAGACCCGACGTTTTTCACGCCGGGTCGCTCATCTCCGTCAATGACCACACTTCTTGCGGTGGTCTGCTCAACTGTTGTAAAAATTCTACCACACTTTGCTTGAACTTGCTGGATAAAAATTATCCTGTCATGGAGGCGGTGGCACGGTGAAATACGTATCTGCAATGACAAATTGGGTCTGTCCAGTGGCTTGATACGTGCCAGTGGAAGTCCAAATTACCTGATACGTCCCGCCTGCCTTGTTGGAAGTGTCAATCTCAATGTAGTATTCACCAACACCTTCACGCACCACCTCGGGGTCAGTACCATAAATATAAGTATCCACTTGGGCGGCGGGGTCTTTGACGTAAACAGTGACCACAGCCGGGTCTACTTTTACAAGGTGTTCATCCTTGAATATGGCAGGGACTTTGACAATGTTACCGACTAAGACTGACATTTTTTACCTCACTTCTTCCTTGATGGAGACTACTTCATAACTCACATTTGCGAAATTGACCTGCCGCACGGCTAGGTCTATGGTAGAGACTATATCATAACTCACATCAACGAAATCCATCTGCTGTGCAAATATGGCAATGCTGGTTAGGGTTTGTCCAACTACGACCCGTCCAATAGTGCCGCCTACTCCTAGTGTTCCAAAAGCCTCGCCGCTGGCAATGCCGACAGGATACAGGTCATAAACAGGAACTATATTAAAGACTGTGGCATTCCCAAAGGCTTCACTCGACGTTATGCCAAGCGGAGCAATCTCCAATTCCGCGACAGGCACGCCAACCGCCGCTGTACTGGATATGCCAACCGGAGAAACAACATACGCCCAACTGACATTCGGCGTTCCAAAGGCTTCGGCGCTGGTAATGCCAACAGTCTCAATGGCAGTTTGGTTCCTCGGTGACCCTATTGCCTCGCCGCTGACAACGCCTACTGGATTGATAATCGCTTGAACACTGGGAGTACCAAAGGCTTCTACACTGGCTATGCCAGTCGGGTTGATTGTAAAGACAGGCACGCCAAAGGCTTCTGCACTGGCAATGCCCGTTGGATTAAGAACTACTTCCAGACTGGTTGCGCCAAAGGCTTCACCCGATGGAATGCCACCTACGCCACTGACAACCCCTTCTTGACTGACTTCCGGCAACCCAAAGGCTTCTGCGCTGGCAACGCCAATCGGGTTGATAACCGCTTGGACATTAGGCGCACCAAACGTTTCGCCACTGGCGATACCAATTGTTTCAATTTGTGCTTGAACATTGGATGTCCCAAAGGCTTCACCACTGGCTATTCCAGTGGTATCAACTTGAACTTGGACACTGGGCGTCCCCAAGGCTTCGCCACTGGCAATACCGGTGGGATAAATATAGTCTGCCGTTGAAACAACAGGTAGCCCAAAGGCTTCATCACTGGCTATGCCAGTCAGGTTGATTACTGTTTCAACGCTGGAAGTACCAAAGGCTTCTGCACTGGCAATACCAACAGCATCAATTTTTACTTCAAGGCTTGGCGCGCCAAAGGTTTCCGCACTTGCAATTGCAACCGGGTTGATAATTGCTTCGACACTTAGAGTGCCTAGTGCCTCCGCGCTGGCAATACCAACGGCATCAATCTGCGCTTGAATACTTGAAGCACCAAAGGCTTCATCCGAATCAATGGCAGTTGGATAAACATAATCTGCCGTTGAAACTAAAGTGGTTCCAAAAGCCTCGTCGCTGGCTATGCCAGTTGGATTAAGGACTACTTCAACACTAGGCGTACCAAAAGCCTCACTGCTGGCAACGCCTACCGGGCTGACAATTGTTTCAAGGCTTGGCGTCCCAAAGGCTTCTGCACCAGCAATGCCAACCGGGCTGATGACTGCTTCGACGCTGGAAGTTCCAAAGGTTTCATCGCTGGCTATGCCAGTGGCATTAACTTGTGCTAGGATGCTTGGCGTCCCAAAGACTTCACCACTGACAATGCCAGCCGGGTTGATTACTGCTTCAACACTTGAAGTACCAAAAGCCTCGTCACTGGCAATACTTACTTGATTGATAATCGCTTGGACACTTGGCGCACCAAAAGCCTCATCACTCGCAATACCAAAAGGATTAATAGTGACTGCAAGACTGGGAGTTCCAAATGCTTCCCCTGTGGCAGTACCTATGACATCAATTTGCGCTTGGACACTTGAAGTACCAAAAGCCTCGTCACTGGCAATACTTACTTGATTGATAATCGCTTGGACGTTTGGCACGCCAAAGGCTTCATCGCTGGCTATGCCGGTTGTGTCAACTTGTGCCTGAACGCTATGTGTCCCAAAGGCTTCCTCACTGGCAATGCCAGTAGGACTGACAATATCTACCGAAGTGACAACAGGCAATCCAAAGGCTTCTGCACTAGCGATACCAATGGCATCAATCTGCACCTGGACGCTGGAAGTTCCAAATGCCTCTCCACTGGCAATACCAGTAGGATTGATAATCGCTTGGACACTTGGCGTACCGAAGGCTTCCTCACTGGCTATACCAGCGGGACTGATGACTATTGCAAGACTGGGAGTACCAAAGGCTTCCCCGCTAATGATACCGGTTGGATTGAGAACTGCTTGAACGCTAGACGCGCCAAAGGCTTCCTCACTGGCTATGCCAGTGGGATTGATTGTCAGAACAGGTGTCCCAAACGCTTCCCCTGTGACAATGCCGGTTGGATTAAGAACTGCTTGAACACTGGACGTACCAAATGCTTCCCCGCTGGCAATATTACCTACATTGGATAAATTACCGACAGCCGCACTGACTACGGTTTGGACTTGTCTCTTAGGAATGGGAAAGCCGCGCCCAAAACGAGCCATGCAAATACTCCTTTTTTACGCTAAGGCTATTCTTCCCAAATTATGTACGAGTAGCCATTTACCGCAACACTGGGAGTGGCACGAACGCGCAAGAACTTTGAAATGGGAACTTCCGGCTCACGCCCCAACGGATACTGCTTGGCATAAACAAATGGTGGGGTCGCCACTACCACATCAAATATACGCGCGGCAGTAGTCGTGCCTTCGGTGATTGAACCATCGTTGTACATGGTCAATGCCGCCCCGCCAATACACAAAGACGCCGGGGCTTGCGGGTCGCCCCAAAGCGTAGGCGTCAACGACGCGGCAGAGCCAGCCGCCACATCAGTCTGTATCAACTCCATCTGCACTTTTCCGGCTGAGGCAGGCGTGTCCAGACTGAAACCCCATTCCAATATGAGGATTCCAGTCGTGGAAGGCGTTGCTACCTGTTGCAAGGTGGTAATAGCCGCAGGAATGGCGAACAACGCTTGCGCCGCTGTGGTAGGACTTGGGCCATTAGCCGCAATGTATATCTTTCGCATTCTTTCTCCTATTCCTAAATGACTGCCGCTCGGTTTACGGCTTGGTTGACATCCAATTTGCCAGAAGGCAGAATAGAATAAGCCACTTCCACCAAAATGTTCACCCAATAAGGGTCAGGTGTGGCATCTGACGAGTACCCTATTCTGGCTTTCAAGGCATTGACTTTATCTTTTGTTAACGTCGAAGTCAGAATGATAAATTTATAGTACAAATTGGACAAACTGCCATCTGACATATCTGCCGGTGATGCCGCACTACCCCATAATGCAAATGAAGTTGACCAATTATCATCCGATATGATGGTTGCGCCATTGTTGGTACTGGTAGTGGCAGACGTGTACGCCAACAATGCAGTCGCTCCCAGTATCCTACCAAAAGGAACAACTATGTCGCCAAATAAAACCTCGGCATAATTGGTAGCACCGGCATTGTTGGCTAGAACATAAGTGGTATTTTCCGTCATGGGGATGCCGTTTATCAAATCGTAAGCCGTGACCGTTGTGCCATTAATATCTGAACCATCCTGCCGCTCCATGACGTTTGTTCCAGCATTATGCGTACCATCGGCGGACGGTACAAGAGCAACCGTATACCCATTACCTAGCGGGTAATCGGCACTGGTCACACTCATAGCCAGGTCGTCATAATGAAAAACGCCGCTGTTATACGTGCTAGAAGATGCGCCAAACCTTAGATACGACAAAGTATCCGCCGACTTGCCTCCGGCAGTGGCTTGTGTTTGGGTAACGCCATTTACCATCCAATCAATCGTCCAGGTTGTACCAGACACATTCAATCGAAACTCGATGTAATGCCACCGATTCAAAGCCAGCGTTGGGCCATTGACGCGCGAGCCACCACTTATAACTGCCGAAATAACACCGGCATTGCTCATGTCCAAGCCAACCATACTACTGGCAGTTGTGACTTGAAACCCAGCAGTGGCATAATCATTGTTGTTTTGGTAGGCAGTCATGTACAAATAGAACCGCGCCACACCAATCGTGTATACCGTGCCAGCCACATCAAACCGATGGCGCACGTATTGAGCCGTTACGCCATCGGTTGCTATTTTTAGAGCATACGTACCAGAATGCACCGGACTGGTCACCAACACCGGATTGCCGCCAATGCCAGACGACAACCCACTGCCATTAGAATTAATGGGACTGACGCCATGCTCATAGCCTGTGCAGAATACAAGTGGCATGAGACACCTATTTCCCGTGAAACTTCACGGCTTTACAGTTTGAAAATCTTATTCGCGCCGTTGTCCCAAACAATGTTGACCGTACCGCCAGCGGCGGGCGTAAACGGCAGACCAGTGGCAGTGTCAATGTAGGCAATCAGCAGGGCAGTGGCGTCGGAGCCGGTATCCTTGAACAAAATCAAGGCATTGCACGCCGTTGCCGCTGTGGCAGTCAACGAGGCATCGCTGGCGTCGGCTACGCCGTCAGTGGATGTCTTGCCGCCCAGGTTGGCCGAACGACCATTGTCATTCGACGCCGGGGTGGTGTCAAGCACAAACTCGTCGGCACTGTCATAAGTGTACCCACTTTTGACCAGCATAACTTTGATGTCATCCACCAGCCAATCAATGTCGGCTTCCAGAAAGTTCTGACGACCTTTGGGGAATATTGCATTAGCCATTTCTCAGTTCTCCTATATATAAACTTTGCTAACCGCCGATAGTGCCAAAGGCTTCGGCGGAATCAACACCAGAGACAACTCCCAACGTATACGCGCCGGGAACCGTGCCAACTGCGAACTTTTCCTGCTCCCGTTGAATGTCCGCTTTCTTGGCACGCAAGATAGTCAGTTGCTCATTCAACAGATTGACCGCAGTCCCCTCCCGTTTTTCTACCTCGGTCAACGCCTTTTTTTGCTCACGGATTTTCTGAATCTCGGCATCCAGAGCTTGTTTGGCTTGGGAAAGTTCATCTGCCGTCATTTCTGAATAACTTTTCGTCATTGTCTTTTCTCCTTATATCTGAACGTCAACACCAACATAATAAACACCACACCGGCATCTTGGATGACTGGGGTCAGGCGGCATGGGGTCATCTAAAGTAAACGGCTTCTGCTTGGATTGTGCCATCAAATCCAGGCATAAGTCACACACCACTGCATCATTGAACGCATCCCACTGCCAACGTTCAATGCCATATTGCTTCATTTGGTTGTAGGAAACGGCACTGGCAACATACGCCATTTCGGTAGTGGCAATCAAAGCGGCGCGCTCAGGGCTGAAATACTGGGACAACTGGGCAATCAAATCCGGCAAACCGGCATCCGTGTTGAACCAATCCGAGATAATTTGATTGACCTTTATCTCCGTGTCAATGCCAATATTAGTAATACGGGTATCGCCACGCGCCATGTAGTCGGTGATAACTTCGCCAATCGGGATACGGAAAGGGTCATAGCCATACGAGTTCCAATACTTCTGCTCGGCTGTCCACAAGTAGCCAGCCCCATCCTCGACAGAATTCTGTAAAGTTTCACGGAAATACTTGTTCCAACCTTTCCAGGTATCAGGGTAGGGGTCGGTTTTGAACAACTCCACGCCATGTTTCTTCAAACGATGACGCAGGTT